ATTGAGCCACAGGACGTCGATAAAGGACGGTTTGGGGCGTCATATCGGGAGCTGCGGACCACTTAATCGCAACTTCCTTAGTGGAAAATTGCCCAAGGTGCGGTGCGCAAAAAATAGCATTTGATGTTCGAGGGGCTAACTGCTGTGGTACGTATGAAACATTTTCCGGCGAAAATTTACCCGAATATGAAGTATATTGTGTATGCAGGGAGTGTAAGAAAACCACAATATATATTTGCGATAGTTTAGAACGGGGGCGTGATCTTAGCAGTATTAACTGGGGCATGGCCTTATTTAAGTTAACTGATATTGCAAAAGTAAAACGTCCAATTAGTCCAGCAGATTTAGATGCAGGAGAACCACCAGAATTTTTGCCTCAGCATATACATGAAGCTTTTGTAGAAGGTTCTAAGTGTTTAGCTATTGGTTGCTATAACGCAGCAGGAACTATGTTTAGGTTATGTTTGGATTATGCAACAAAGGACTTATTACCCAAGGAAGATGCTGAACCAAATCAAAAAATACGGCGAAGCTTAGGGTTAAGAATGAATTGGTTGTTTGATAATCAGCGGTTGCCAGAGACTTTAAGAGACTTGGCTGAATGTGTAAAAGATGATGGCAATGACGGCGCGCATGAAGGAGTTTTAGATTACGCGGCTGCAGAGGATCTTGAAGAGTTCACTTATATATTGTTGGAACGTTTATATACTGAACCTCAACGCCTTGTTCAGGCAAAAGCAAGACGTGAGGATAGAAGAAAAAATAGAGGGTAGAACGGCAATTATTTTACATAATCACCCAATTCATAAGGAGAAAATGTAATTATTGCTTCCCCAAGCCAGTCATTTAATTCCTGCAAACGTTTTTGCAAGGGGATTAACTCATTGCGGACAAATACGCGACTGGCTTTTTCTACATCACCAAAACCGCCTGTATTGTTGGGAATAATCCCCATCATTTGCGGCGGTACGCGGTGTGCTGCCAGCATATCATCGCGGCTCACGTTCTTGATGTTCAGAAATTCATCCTTTGCAGCAACCTCGGACAACGGAATGATCTGGATACCATCTTTTTTCCCGTTGGGGGAGTACATAAACAGGTTGCGGAAGTTGCCAGGTCCTTTGGCGCTTTTCATTGCCTGGCGGATATTGTTCACATCCTCCTGATTCTGTGCTGCATCAGTCATGTACATTATGAAGCCAGCATGGCTGCCGTTGATATAATACTTACGGCGAAATAGCGTTGCGGACTCGTTGAGGAGTGTTGATGGGATAGCGGAGAGATAGCCGGGCAACCCATAAATCTCTTGGTTAATATCCGGCTCCATCAGATGGAAGACGTTGCCACGTGTAAATTCATAAGGCTGTGTGGTCAGGCCATACTGAACAAACCAGTAGGTATCGAGATCCACACCACGCCGTGTATATTTCGCCAGTGCTGGTTCCAACGAGAGAACGCCGCCGAGTCGGTTGGTGCGCTTTTCCAGATAGGCGTTACCGAACACAAGATAGTCCTGAACGAAACGGGCAAAAGCCTGCTGGCTGAGCAGGCGGTGCGGAATGTAGGTACTGCTTAGAATGTCGCGCTTAACCGCTATTGGTGAGCTGTGATGCACGGCGGCGCGGTAGGTTCGCGCCAGTCCGTCAAAGCTTACCGGCGGCTCATACCAGCGGTCTATCTGCACACATTCCACATAGTCCAGCAACTCTCGGCGGTCCAGCACCGGGATAGGATCGCCAAAAGTGAATGCCTCGGCTCTGGTGGATGTGCCTGTCTGCTCAATGCCATCAGATGTTGCTGTGTTGCTGATATTACCGAGTTCACTCATCAAAAAATCTCCACAATATTGCTGGTATTGGCGGATTCGCCCTGCAGCGGTTCGTTAAACAGTGCGTGCATCGTTGCCCAGGCCAAATCTGCGTGGCTGGCTTCTTCGCTGCGGCTGGCTTCATAGGTAGGGCGGTTGCCGCTGGCGGTTGTGGCGCGGCGGATAGCCATAAAGGACTGCGCAATGTCGGTGTGCCCGGCGTCAAACTCCAGACGGCGGTGGCTGATAATGTCGTATGCTTTGAGCACCAGGGCGTTTTTAATATTGGGGTTGTAGACAAACTCCCGGACAGCGGGAAAGAACGCTTTTACGTTCTCGTAAACGCCGTGACCGACGCCGGTCGAGTCGATGCCGATATAGGTCACGTTGTACTGCTGCGTCAGTTTTTTAATGGCGTCAGACTGGGCGCGGAAGTCCATCCCGCGCCACTGGTGTCGCTCCAGAATACGGAACTTCCCGCCCGGTACAGTGGGCGGTGCCACCACCACACACCCGGCGCTGTCACCGTTCTGCGTGCCTTTCGCCGGGTCGTATCCGATCCAGACTTCGCGCCAGCCAAACGGGCGCAGCGCCAGCGCCTGAAAATCTGCCCATACTTCCCAGCTGTCCACCATGCACGCCTGCAGTTCGCTGAGCGGGAATACTGACGCCAGATCGTCAATAAATTCGCACATCAGCAGGTTCTGGTATTCGTCAGGGCTGTACTCCATGCGCAGCTGGTCGAGGTCGAACAGATTACAGCCGCCGCGCACCGCATCCTCCACGGTGACGATCTGGCGATACTGTCCGTCCGGGCAGAGCACACCGCGCGCAAGGTTGCTGTGGGTCAGGTCAATGTCCACCTTGTCTGCTTTGGCGCGGCCCCGGTTGAACAGCGCGCCGGACCAGAACGGATAGGCGCTGTGGGTCAGGCTGGACGGCGTGGAGAAGTAGGTTTGTCGCCATTTCTTGTGAATGGCCATACCGGAGGCAACCTTGCGCAACTCCTGGAATTTCGGTATCCAGAAATATTCATCAAGGTACAGGTTGCCGTGGTAGCTCTGCGCCGTGCGGGCGTTGGTGCCGAGGAAGTACAGGCACGCGCCGTTGCTGAGCGTCATCGGGTCGCCTTTCAGCTCAACATCCACCTCTTTTGCAAAGTCGATGATGTACTGCTTAAAAACGTGTGCCTGCGCCTTACTGGCTGAGAGAAAAATCTGGTTGCGCCCCGTGGTGATGGCGTCAATCAGCGCTTCGCGGGCAAAAAAGTATGTTGCCCCGATCTGGCGTGATTTAAGCAGGTTGCGAATGCGGTGTTTTACGCCTGCCTGCCACCAGTGGCGCTGATATTCAAACATGCCGTTGCGGAAGATTTCCTCCAGCTTTTCGGTCTGTTCATCGGTAAAAACATTCTTTTCGGGCTGCCTGCGCGGGCCTTTGTTACGGTTGGCGACGTTTGGGTTTAAGTCAGCTTCGTTCCCGCCATCGTTAAATTTACCGATCCGGGCGTGGCGCTCTGACTGGCGCGCCAGCAGGTCAATTTCCTTGAAGTCTTTCCCTTCCTTCTGCTCCTTCATGATGAGCTGGCAGTAACGTGCGGCGGTGGTGAGCTGCATCTGATCCAGCGGCCCATAGTCGCCCCATTTGTCGCGCTTCTTCCAGCTGTGAACGGTTGCAACTTTCTCGCCCAGCATTTCAGCAATGCGGGCTACGCGGTATCCCTGAAAGTACAGCAGCATGGCCTGCCGACGGGGATCGAGGTCTGCGGGGGTCAGTGTGGTGTTCATGGCACAAACATACGGCCTTGACAGGCGGCTTTCCCCGGCTGCGGTTTGTGTGGTTTACCGTACAAGTGCCGCGCGTTGTTTCACTCCCCCCATCACCGCAAACATAAGGCTCCAGTAAGTTTTTTCTAACGGAGCACGGCTCATGACAGTGAAAGCAAAGCGTTTCCGTATCGGGGTGGAAGGTGCCACCACTGACGGGCGCGAAATCCAGCGTGAATGGCTGGTACAGATGGCTGCCAGCTATAACCCGACGGTCTATACCGCGCTGATTAACCTTGAGCACATCAAGTCTTATCTGCCGGACAGCACCTTTAACCGCTATGGCAGGGTGACGGGGCTGGTTGCAGAAGAAATCAAGGACGGGCCGCTGGCGGGCAAGATGGCGCTTTATGCCGATATCGAACCCACGGACGCCCTGGTGGAACTGGTGAAGAAAGGCCAGAAGCTTTTCACCTCCATGGAGGTCAGCACGAAGTTTGCCGACACCGGTAAAGCCTATCTTGTGGGGCTGGGTGCGACGGACGATCCGGCGAGCCTTGGCACCGAAATGCTGGCATTCAGCGCCACCGCCGCGCATAACCCGCTGGCGAACCGTAAGCAGAACCCTGAAAACCTGTTTTCGGAAGCGGTTGAAACGCTGATTGAACTGGAAGAAGCCCAGGACGAAAAGCCGTCCCTCTTTGCCCGCGTCACCGCGCTGTTCACCAAAAAAGAGCAGACCGATGAGGCGCGTTTCTCCGATGTGCATAAAGCCGTGGAACTGGTCGCCACCGAGCAGCAGAACCTGAGCGAACGCACGGATAAATCCCTGTCCGAACAGGACAAGCGCCTTTCTGAGCTGGAGTCCTCCCTGCAGGAGCAGCAGACCGCCTTTGCCGAGCTTGAGAAAAAGCTGAGCAGCGAAGACAGCCGAAAAGACTACCGCCAGCGCGCGCCGGGCGGTGACGCACCGGCAGGCACCCTGACCAATTGCTGATGGAGCATAAAACCCGATGAAAAAGAAAACCCGCTTTGCCTTTAACGCTTACCTGCAGCAGCTGGCGCGCCTGAACGGTGTGGAGATTGAAGAACTCTCCAGTAAGTTCACCGTAGAGCCGTCCGTGCAGCAGACGCTGGAAGACCAGATCCAGCAGTCCGCCGCTTTCCTGACGCTGATTAACATCACACCGGTCACTGAGCAGTCCGGGCAGTTGCTGGGGCTGGGCGTTGGCAGCACCATTGCCGGAACCACCGATACCACCACCAAAGAGCGCGAGCCTACCGATCCGACGCTGATGGAAGACGTGGAATACAAATGCGAGCAGACCAACTTTGATACGGTGCTGACCTACGCAAAACTGGACCTGTGGGCGAAATTCCAGGACTTCCAGGTGCGTATCCGCAACGCCATCGTCAAGCGTCAGGCGCTGGACCGCATCATGATCGGCTTTAACGGCGTGAAGCGTGCCAAAACCTCCAACCGTGCTGAGAACCCGCTGCTGCAGGACGTCAATAAAGGCTGGCTGCAGAAAATCCGCGAAGACGCGCCGGATCACGTCATGGGCAGCACCACGAAAGACGGTGCAACGACTGCAGGCGCGGTCAAGGTGGGCAAGGGCGGCGACTATGCCAACCTGGACGCCGTGGTGATGGATGCCGTCAACGAGCTGATCGACGCGGTTTATCAGGATGATGACGATCTGGTTGTCGTCTGCGGACGTGAACTGCTGTCTGACAAGTATTTCCCGCTGGTCAACAAAGAGCAGGACAACAGCGAGAAAATCGCCGCCGATCTGATCATCAGCCAGAAACGTATGGGCGGCCTGCAGGCTGTGCGCGCGCCTTATTTCCCGGCAAATGCCCTGCTGATCACCCGTCTGGATAACCTGTCCATCTACTGGCAGGAAGATACCCGACGCCGTTCTGTTATCGACAACCCGAAACGTGACCGGATTGAAAACTTTGAATCCGTCAACGAGGCGTATGTGGTCGAGGACTACCGCTGTGCGGCGCTGGTTGAAAACATTGAAATCGGTGATTTCAGCGCGCCTGCCGCACCGGAAGGTGGGGAATAACACATGAGCCTGAGTCCCGCACGGCAGCACCGCCTGCGCATTCAGGCCGAACAGGCCGCCCGTGAGGGCGGCAGTGTTCTCCATGCGTCGGGCTATGACCTGATGCTGCTGCAGCTGGCAGAAGACCGCCGCCGCCTCAAGGGCGTCCAGTCCACGGTGAAAAAGGCGGAAATCAAGGTGGAGCTGCTGCCGAAATATTCCGCCTGGGCGGAGGGCGTGCTGGCTGCCGGAGGTGCGCAGCAGGATGACGTGCTGATGTACGTGATGCTGTGGCGTATCGACGCCGGTGATTATGCCGGTGCGCTGGAAATCGGGCGTCATGCGCTGCGCCATGGCTGGGTGATGCCGCTGGGCAACCGTAACGTGCAGACCGTGCTGGCAGAAGAAATGGCAGACGCGGCGCAAAGCGCTCTGCTAGCCGCAGCCGGTTTTGATGCCGATCTGCTTTTGCAGACGCTGGACCTGACAACCGATCTGGATATGCCGGACCAGTCGCGGGCGCGTCTGCATAAAGCCATCGGCGCTGTACTGAGCGAAAGCAACCCGGCATCTGCCCTGAATCACCTTACCCATGCGCTGCAGCTCGATCCCCGCTGTGGCGTGAAAAAAGAAAAGCAGCAGCTGGAGCGCAGACTGCGCAATGACAGCCGCTAAAGAACGTGCCCCGCGCACGGGCGGCACGGGGTGGCGAAAGGCACTGCCACATCAAAACCCCGTCCACCGCCCACTTATTCAGGAGAAAGCCGCATGAAGTTTGTTGCGCCAGAACAGGCACCGGAACAGGCGGAGGTCATCAAAAATACGCCGTTCTGGCCTGATGTGGACCTGTCGGAATTTCGCAGTGTGATGCGCACTGATGGCACGGTGACGCAGCCGCGTTTAAAGCAGGTCGTGCTGACGGCGATCTCTGAGGTTAACGCTGAGCTGTACGACTTCCGCAAGCGTCAGCAGATGCTGGGCTGGCAGACACTTGCTGAGGTTCCTGCAGAAATGCTGGACGGCAAAAGCGAGCGTATCCAGCACTACCACAACGCTGTTTTTTGCTGGGCGCGCGCCGTGCTCAATGAGCGTTATCAGGACTATGACGCCACGGCGTCAGGCGTGAAGCGAGGGGAGGAGCTGGCGGAGGCCAGCGGCGATCTGTGGCGTGATGCCCGTTGGGCTATCAGCCGGGTGCAGGATGCACCGCACTGTACGGTGGAGCTTATCTGATGAAAGTGCGTGCGCATCAGTATGACACGGTGGACGCGCTTTGCTGGCGTCATTACGGGCGCACGCAGGGTGTCACTGAGCAGGTTCTGCAGGCAAATCCGGGGCTGGCTGAGTACGGCCCATTTTTACCGCACGGGCTGCAGGTGGAGCTGCCGGACATTACGGCGTCAACCACGGCGCAGACCGTCCAGCTATGGGACTGAATTATGACGCTTGAACGAATCAGCGCCTTTATCACTTACTGCATCGCCGTGCTGCTGGCATGGCTGGGCGATCTGTCGCTCAAGGATGCGTCAACGGTTGGCGGCGTACTGATTGGTGTGCTGATGCTGGCTATCAACTGGTACTACAAACACCAGTCTTTCAAATTGTTACGTGGCGGCAAAATTTCGCGGGGGGAATATGAATCCTTCAATCGTTAAGCGCTGCCTTGTCGGGGCGGTGCTGGCTATCGCCGCCACGCTGCCCGGTTTCCAGTCGCTTCATACCTCCGTTGAGGGGCTGAAACTGATCGCCGATTACGAGGGATGCCGCCTGCAGCCTTATCAGTGCAGCGCGGGCGTGTGGACCGACGGGATCGGCAATACGTCCGGTGTGGTGCCGGGCAAAACTATCACGGAACGGCAGGCGGCGCAGGGACTTATCACCAATGTGCTGCGCGTGGAGCGGGCGCTGGAAAAATGTGTGGTGCAGCCGATGCCGCAAAAGGTCTATGACGCGGTGGTGTCGTTTGCTTTCAACGTGGGCACCGGCAACGCCTGCAGCTCCACGCTGGTTAAGTTGCTGAACCAGCGGCGCTGGGCGGATGCCTGCCATCAGCTGCCGCGCTGGGTGTATGTCAAAGGTGTGTTTAATCAGGGGCTGGACAACCGCCGCGCGCGGGAAATGGCCTGGTGCTTAAAAGGAGCATAACGGAATGAAAAAGAAAGTCATGAGTGTTTTTTTCCAGCTGGCATGGGCTGCGCTGTTGGTTATCAGCCTGCTGTATCCGCGCAGCGGTGCGCCGGTTCTGGTTGGTGCGTCTGTCTGGGTGTCATGCTTCCTCGCCTGGCTGCTTGCTGCGCTGTGCGCTGTCGGGTGGTTCGCCGGAGATCGGGCACGCGATGAGGTCAGGGCGGCATTGCTGAAATTCAGGGCACACCCTGTAAAACCCGTGCGTACATGGATAATCAGGCTGCTTATTGTTCTGTGCCTGGCGTTTTCGGGATGGGTGATCACCCTGGTGTTTTACCTGCTGACGCTGGTTCTGTATCAGATTGCCCGCGCGCAGCTTCATGAGCCGATGGCGGCCTGATGCGTGCGCTGGCGGTAGTGCTGGCGCTGGCACTTGCGGCGCTGGGCTGGCAGTCGTGGCGGCTTAACAATGCCAGCAACACCATCGAGACGCAGGGCGCGGCGCTGAAAAGCAAAACGCAGGAGCTGACGAAGAAAAACAGCCAGCTGATTGGCCTGTCCATTCTGACCGAAACCAACAGCCGGGCGCAGACGCGACTTTATGCAACAGCGGAGCAGACCACCGCATTGCTGCGAAGCCGCCAGCGCCGGATCGAGGAACTGAAACGTGAAAACGAGGATTTGCGCCGCTGGGCTGACACTCCTTTGCCTGCTGACATTATCCGGCTGCGGGAGCGTCCGGCCCTCGCCGGAGGTGCAGCTTACCGTGAGTGGCTGTCCCAGAGTGACGCAGTGCCGTCTGGAAAGGTCAGCGCCGCGCAGTAACGGCGATCTGAACGCGGTGCTGGATGAAACCGAGGCCGCCTGGGCGGTCTGTGCTGACAAAGTGGACACGATTATTGCGTGTCAGGAGCGAGACAGTGAACAAACCGCAGTCCTTACGCAGCGCGCTGAATAAAGCGGTGCCTTATGTCCGCGACAACCCGGACAAGCTGCACCTTTTCGTTGATAACGGCTCACTGGTGGCAACCGGTGCCAGCTCCATGTCATGGGAATACCGCTACACCCTGAACGTGGTGATCGAGGATTTCAGTGGTGACCAGAATCTGCTGATGGCTCCCGTGTTGCTATGGCTCAGCGAAAATCAGCCGGACGCCATCAACAACCCGGAGCTGCGCGAAAAACTGTTCACCTTTGAAGTGGATATTCTGCGCAATGATGTGTGCGATATCAGCCTGAATCTGCAACTGACGGAGCGTGTACTGGTCAGCACTGATGGCAGCGTGTCAAGCGTTGAAGCGGTGCCGGAGCCGGACGAATCCGAAGAAATGTGGACGGTGAAACGTGGATGAACTGCAGAGGGTGGATGACTGGCTAACGGCATTGCTGGCAAATCTGGAGCCTGCAGCACGCAGCCGTATGATGCGGCAACTGGCGCAACAGCTACGCCGGACGCAGCAGCAGAACATCAGGATGCAGCGTAATCCTGACGGCAGCGGCTATGAGCCGCGCCGGGTGACAGCCCGTAACAAGAAGGGACGCATCAAACGCCAGATGTTTGCAAAGCTTCGCACCACAAAATATCTGAAAACTGCAGCCAGTGCCGACTCTGCCAGCGTGCAGTTTGAGGGCAAGGTGCAGCGCATTGCCCGTGTTCACCACTACGGTCTGCGTGATCGCGCCAGCCGTAAGGGGATGCTAATTAAGTATTCATCTCGAAGATTACTAGGTTTAAATGACCATATTAAAAGTGACATAAGGGATTTACTTTTGAGTTATTTGTTAATGTAAAGTTAGGACGGTTACGCACTTAATAATCTTAAATAGAGCTTTACGCTTTGACAAAAAAGAAAAAGGTTGATTTTTATTTTCCAGTTCTTTTTGTTTTGAATTCCTGAAACAATAATAGAACCGTCCCAATACTTTACTCCATTTTTGGAGGTTTTTTTTGTTAGTTCGAAATTTAGTGCGTGAATAACTTTATTGCAACACTCGCGTATGGAGCCTTTAACATGGCCATCAATAACAAAAAATATATTTTTATATTCTTCGAATGCTTCTATCTCGGGTGAGTAATCTGGGTCCCATTCATGTTTACTAGAGTCTTGAAGAATTCGTAATTTAGTACAAAGGTTAATGAGATTATTGCTAATACTATACTCCAACCAACCGTTGTACGATAACTCCTCTATTTCAAATTCAGTTACCATGACGCCATCATATTCCTTCTGGGTAGACTGTATACGCTGTAAATAAACCTCTGATGAGCAGCATAATTGTTCAATTATCCTTGCATGCTCTTCTATGGCGTAATAATCAATAGGATGGCTCATGCTTTTTCCCTTCTCCGATTAGAATTGTATTTGTGTTATCCACCACACAAGGAGGTATTGATGCCATAGATTCAATGTACGTGCAACCTAACTCCATGAATGCACAACTCACAGAAATCATGCGCCTTATCACCAATCTGATCCGCACCGGCATCGTGACCGAAGTGGATCGGAAGAAATGGCTGTGTCGGGTGAAAGTGGGCGAGCTTGAAACCAACTGGATTAACTGGCTGACGCTGCGCGCCGGTGGTGCCCGTACATGGTGGTGCCCGTCCCCGGATGAGCAGGTGGTGGTGCTGAGCATGGGCGGCAATCTGGAAACCGCTTTTGTGCTGCCCGCCATCTATTCGAATCAGTTTCCGTCGCCGTCGGATTCCGTGGACGGCTGCGTGACGGAGTACCCGGACGGGGGATGGTTTGAGTATGAACCCGCTACCGGACGATGGCATGTCAGGGGCATCAAATCCATGGTGATCGAGGCATCAGACAGCGTCACCTACAAAACCAGTGAGTTTGTGGTGGAGGCTGACACCACGCGCATTAACAGCGAGGTGGTGATCAATGGCGGCGTCACCCAGGGCGGCGGCGCAATGAGTTCTAACGGGATCGTAGTTGATGACCATGAGCATAGTGGTGTTCTGAAAGGCGGCGACAACACGGGAGGTCCGGTATGACGTTATATATCGGTATGAGCAGGAATGACGGGCAGGCCATTGCAGATACAGACCATCTGCGCCAGTCGGTGCGGGATATTCTGCTGACGCCGCAGGGCAGCCGTCTTGCTCGCCGGGAATATGGCTCCATGTTGTCTGCCCTGATTGACCAGCCGCAGAACCCTGCACTGCGTCTGCAGATTATGTCTGCAGTCTATGTGGCGCTGAACCGCTGGGAGCCGCGCCTTACGCTGGACTCCATCACCATCAACGGCAATTTTGACGGCTCTATGGTGGTTGAACTTACCGGACACAGCAATAACGGCGCGCCGGTTTCCCTTTCCGTATCAACAGGAGCAGACAATGGCAGTCATTGACCTTTCCCGGCTACCGCCGCCGCAGATTGTGGACGTGCCGGACTTTGAGGCATTGCTGGCAAAACGCAAGGCCGCCTTTGTGGCCCTCCATCCGGCTGATGAACAGGAAGTCGTTATGCGCACGTTAGCGCTGGAGTCAGAACCTGTCACCAAACTGCTGCAGGAAAATACTTACCGCGAAATCCTGCTGCGTCAGCGAATTAATGAGGCTGCGCAGGCGGTCATGGTGGCCTATTCCATGGGAAATGACCTTGAACAACTGGCAGGTAACTGCAACGTGAAGCGCCTGACGGTAGTCCCTGCAGATAATGACGCGGTGCCGCCGGTCGCCGCAGTAATGGAAAGTGATGAAGCATTACGCCAGCGCATTCCTGCAGCATTTGAGGGGCTGTCCGTTGCAGGGCCGACGGGAGCCTATGAGTTCCACGCCAGAAGCGCCGACGGGCGCGTGGCTGATGCCAGCGCAACCAGTCCGGCACCGGCAGAGGTGGTACTTACCGTGCTGAGTCGTGAGGGTGACGGTACGGCAGGGGCTGACCTGCTGGCGGTGGTTGAGCTGGCGCTTAACAGTGAAAAGGTTCGCCCGGTGGCAGACCGTCTGACGGTGCGCAGCGCTGAAATTATTCCGTACAGCGTGGATGCGACGATCTTCCTTTATCCGGGGCCGGAGGCTGAGCCGGTGATGGCAGAAGCAAAAGCCAGCCTGCAGAGATACATCGCCAGTCAGACGCGGCTGGGACGTGATATCCGCCGCAGCGCCATTTATGCCGCGTTGCACGTAGAGGGCGTCCAGCGTGTGGAGCTGGCGTCCCCGCTGGATGATGTGGTGCTGGATAAGACGCAGGCAGCGTCCTGCACAGAGTGGAGCGTCACCAACGGGGGTACGGATGAGTAGTCTGTTGCCGCCGGGTTCGTCGCCGCTTGAACGCCGACTGGCGCAGACCTGCAGCGGGATTTCCGATCTGCAGGTTTCGCTGCGTGATTTATGGAATCCGGCAACCTGCCCGATCAGGTTCCTGCCTTATCTGGCCTGGGCGTTTTCTGTTGACCGCTGGGATGAAAGCTGGACAGAAAGCGTCAAGCGCCGCGTTGTGCAGGATGCTTTTTATATCCATCAGCACAAGGGGACAACCAGCGCCGTGCGGCGTGTGGTTGAGCCGTTTGGCTTCCTGATCCGCATCATTGAGTGGTGGCAGACCGGCGAAACGCCGGGGACGTTCCGTCTGGATATTGGCGTGCAGGAGCAGGGCATAACAGAAGAAACCTATCTGGAGCTGGAGCGCCTGATCGGTGACGCCAAACCGTGCAGCCGTCATCTGGTTGGCATGTCCATCAATTTGCAGACAGGTGGTCCGTATTTTTTGGGTGCAGCCACCTACATCGGTGAAGAAATCACGATCTATCCGTACATCAACGAAACCATTATTTCCGGCGGCACCGCTTATGAGGGCGGAGCGGTCCATGTTATTGACACGATGAGAGTGAACCCATGAGCGCAAAATTTTACACCCTGCTGACGGATATCGGCGCGGCGAAACTGGCTAGCGCCGCCGCGCTCGGTATCCCGCTTAAAATTACCCAGATGGCGGTGGGTGACGGTGGTGGAGCACTGCCCACTCCCAGCGCACAACAGACTGCGTTAGTGGCTGAAAAGCGCCGCGCAGCGCTGAATATGCTGTATATCGACCCGCAGAACAGCAGCCAGATTATTGCTGAGCAGGTGATCCCGGAAAATGAGGGCGGGTGGTGGATTCGTGAAGTCGGACTATTTGATGAAACCGGTGCGCTGATTGCTGTGGGAAACTGCCCGGAGAGCTATAAGCCGCAGTTGGCGGAGGGCAGCGGACGCACGCAGACCGTACGCATGGTGCTGATTACCAGCAGCACCGATAACATCACCCTGAAAATTGACCCTGCTGTGGTTCTGGCAACCCGCAAATATGTGGATGACAAGGTGCTGGAGCTTAAGGTGTATGTGGATGACCTGATGGCAAAACATCTTGCTGCTGCAGATCCACATACGCAATATGCGCCAAAAGCCAGTCCGACATTCACTGGTACGCCAAAAGCACCGACGGCAGCGGCAGGCAATAATTCCACGCAACTTGCTAACACGGCTTTTGTGCAGGCGGCAATTGCCGCACTGGTGGCATCTTCTCCAGCTGCACTCGATACGCTTAACGAACTGGCGGCGGCGTTGGGAAACGATCCTAATTTTGCCACCACCATGACAAATGCGCTTGCCGGAAAGATGGACAAGGCAGCCAATGGAAAAGACATTGCTGATGTTTCGGAGTTTCTCAAAAACCTTGGTTTGGGAGATGTCGCAAAAGCTGGAGTTGCTGGGGGGCTTTTAGCATCTGATGGCTATATAACACTGCCGTTGATCATTGGCGGTGTAAAAACAAACGTAATTCTGCAATGGGTAACTGGACCAACAGCTGGCGCTGAAACTGTAAATTACCCAAATGTTACTTTCCCTGTAACTTTTCCAAATGCATGTCTTTTTGC